GATTAACCTTCGGTCTTCATGGTGAAGTCTTTTGTGTAATCTATCCAAAATTTCACCCATTTCTTGGAATGATTGTTCTAATACTCCAGATAACATGTAAGTTACATTGATTACCTTGTCAGCCTCTTTCTTTAATGTGTCATTTTCCATAATCTAAAATTTTAATTAGTTATGTTGTCATAGTATCCTCTCTTCTCGTTTCTGTAGTGGTAGATACTGAATCTGAATGCTTTATATTGGTTTTACAACCTGGGCATGATATTATCCTAAAAACATCCAGAGTAGTTTTATCATAAACCTTTATAGTTTCACTTACATCATATTCAAATTCACAATCACATACTGGGCATTTAGCTCTCCATACCGTGGGTCCGTTTAAAATCTTCTTCATATTGTTTCATTTGTTTGTTAAAACGTTTCTTATACTCTGAAATAGGTATATGTTTATATTTCTTATGCTCTTCCATGTATTCTTCTACTGAAAAATCGGGTTCAAGCATTTTCCTATAATCATAACCTGGGATAAAGGGTAATTCTTCTGCCATCGATCTACCTATGACAAAGTCCATGTCCATAGTGACATCGTCTATCTGAAAACCGAAATAAGGCTTAGTTAAAGGATTTCGATAAATTTGCCACATCTCATAAATACTCCAGGTATTTATATTTTCTGGTTTAGTGATTTGATAATTAGCATCATGAACCAAGCATACTGATTTTGTAGGAGGTAATTTTCCTTGTCTCATAAGGTAGTATATTAATATACTTCCAAATAAACACATATCTGATGCTGCAGATTGACAAGGGAAATTCAAGGCTAATCGTAAAGCATAAGCTTCTTCTCCTCTATCTGAAGAATAAATTTGGGGTAATCTTCGTTTTCTACCAAATAAAGAAACTAAGTACCCATTCTTTCTAAGGAACTTCTCTTGTTTCTTTAAGAAGGTTTTTAACTTGGGATGTTGACCAAAGAATATATCCATTTCCTTTTGGGCTTCTTCTGGTGTAACTATGATACCCGATTTGGGGTCAGATAATTTTACTGCTAGTAATTTAGCACCAATACCATAAATAAGTCCAAATGCAATCTGTTTAGCTTGCTTTCTCCTTACCTTCCATATCTTATGATCTGGGTGATTTTCATCCTCATATATTTTTAAAGCTTCTTCATAAGGAACATGATATTTGGTAGCAGCAATTGCCAAGTGAGGGTCCTGACCAGAGTTAAAAGCATTCAGATAAGTTTCATCTCCAGATAAGTGAGCCATAATTCTTAACTCTGCTTGACTAAAGTCACTAGCAATATATAGAGTTCCTTTTGGAGCAACTAATTGTTTCTTTATATTTGGGTCTACTGAAGTCTTAGGTATTTGTTGAGCATTTGGTTCTGCTGAAGATAACCTTCCTGAAGTAGTTCCATGAATAAGGAATCTTCCATGTAATCTATCATCATCTTGGGTTTTCTCATGCCAACCTTCAATATAGGTTTTATACATTTTCTCTAAACCTCTCAACTCTAATAAACTATCCAAGAATACTGCCTTTGGTGAATCAGGTTTTTTGACAGTTAATCTTAAGTTAGTAAGAGTTTCTTCATCAGTACTTGGTTTACCAGAATCATTCTTTTTGATTACCTCAAAATTAAATCCTTCCTCTGAATACATTAATTGAGGTAAATCTACTGAACTACCTAAACTTACTGGTCTGATTAACTCTAATTCCTTTTTAGTAGTAAAAACTCCTGCCCTTATATTAGCAATCTTTTGTTCCCTAGATTGTATTTTTCTCTTATCTACTTCAGGATCTAAGTTTTCTATCTCTTCCTCTAATTTAGCAATGTATTTTTCAATCTTGGATTGATTATATAGTTTAGTAAACTTCTTTACTTTAGGCAAATTATATATTGCTTCCTTAGCTGCTTCTATCTTTGGTAAGTAGGAATCTAACAATTCTTGGTTGAATGCCATATCTACATATAAACCATTCTTTTCTACAGAAGTTAATACCCTAGAAGCAGTCATGATTAAATTACGGTAAGTATTATATAATCCCAAGTCAATTAGCTTCTTTTCGAAGAAAAGCATTAATCTAAGAGTATAATCAGTATCTTGACATCCATAGTGGCAAAGAGGTTCCATTTCTTTTTTATCCCATGGAATCTTATCGAATTTATCTTGCTTTTCATAATCTCCGTATTCTGGTAAATACCTTCTTACCATAGACTTCAAGTCATTGGGTTTTTCTTCATTCAAGAGATATTTAGCAAGCATACCATCCAAACATACTCCTCGATAATAGATATTATAC